TTTCTCCATTTGTCGTTTGTAACGACTTCAATCATAAATTATGCTTTGATAGTTTTCTTTTTGCCGCCGCCTAAAATAGTTTTAGAAACATTTGCTTCACCTTCTTCAGCACCAGCTAAAACAGTTTGTGAACCATAACCAGAACCTAATGCCGCTTTTTTTTGTGCGGTTATATCAGCTTGTGTTGTTTCTTTTGGTGCTTCAACAACTTGTGGAGGTTGCGCTACAACAACAGGGTCTGGTTGTCTTGTTATTGCTCTAACAATTGCTCTTACAAATCCCATAATTAATCCTTTAGTTAAAAATATTAAACTCGTAATCAGATTGTACTTGTAAACGATCATAAGTTTTAGTTCTAGCTTTTCTTAATGACATTACCGCATATCTCATTGCAGAAATGACATCATCATTAGCTGGAACTATCTTACCATCTTTTCTATGGTACATTCGTAATTCCTCTAACAATTTACCTTGATTTTTAAAAATTTTCAACCTTTGTGTTTTAAATCTTGTATAAATTTCTTGAACACCAGCTTCTACACTATTTCCACCTGTACCATCTCTTTGACCATTTTGCGGTGGATTACTAAAATGTTCTCTAGTCATATTAACACCTTCTTCACGATATTGTTGTGTTAAACTTTTACCAGACCCTTTATCAGCTTGTCTTCCATCCATAGGCCAAACTACTGGAATATATTTACCACGCATTTTAATTGCTGAAGCATGAATAGGTACTGCTTCTTGCCTCATAGCATAACTATCATAAACATAAGCTATATCTGTATCTCTATCCCACGCAACCCATACTGCGGCTGTTGGGTGATCCCAACCAAAATCCAGCCCACAAATTTTGGGCCAATGATCTGGTATTTGTATTTCATCACATATTACATCTTCTTCTGCTATAGGAAATACTAATCCAGAACCTAATTGTGGTATTCCACGTTCACGCATTTTTCTTTCATGCGGTGGTAATGCAGATAAAATTTGTTCTCGTACTTCTGGTGTCATGTGAGGCGCATCATCCCAACCTGCTGTTATTAATGCTTGGCCTTTACGTAAATTATTTAAAAATTGTGCAACTGTTTCTGTCATACCGCTTTCTGGTGTAAATGTCATATAAACAATACCACCTTTATCGGCTGTACGGGTTAGTGATTGAGTATAAATTGGAGTTGGTGGTTCTTCATCAAGCCAGATTACATCTACACTTTCACCCATCCATTTTTCTTTACCCATATCATAAGATTTAAAACCAATTCTAGAATTACCACCAGATTTATGTTTAACAATTACGGAGTTTAATGCATTAGGTACACCTGCTTTTCTAATAGTATCTACTATGTATTTTTTAGGTATAGAACCAGTACCTTTAGCGGCAGGATCGTCTGGTTGGCCGATAAGTTCTTTTTGGCAAACATCCCTAGTGGTTTCGTTAGAAACTCCCCCAGCCCAAGCACGTATTGGTCTGTTAAACCGTTTACCTTCCCACCACGTTGGGTAGTAACCCGTCACATGGTATGCCATTTCCATAGCCCCACAAAAGGACTTACCGATCCTATTACCAGCCATAAGCAATCGCTGTTGAGCAATTGTATTATGAAATTTTATTTGGTATTCGTATGGTGCATAATCATTCATACGATTAGTAGCTTTTCTATTTTCTAATTCTTTAGCAATCTCTACTGCTCTTGCTAATGTTTCATTATTCATTTTTTAATATATATTTTCTACGTAATTTTCTAGACGTTGTTAATGCAAACAATTCTGCTTCAGTTCGTTCTAGTTTACTATCAAAACCATGATGTACTTTAGCAGTATTTTTAAACCTATCAACAAGAACATACCTATACACATAATTACCCTTTTTAAAATGCAATATTGTTTGTAAATCCTTAATAGGTTTAACCATAAGCACTAATAGTTTAAATTTTTTACATATGCAACCTATTAACTTAGGTTAATATTTAATATTACCCCATGAGTTTGCGGAGTGATCCATTGATTAATGACACAAATAGTGTTTTGGGGGGTGGGGGGTAAAATCACGGGCATTGCTCACCATGTTTATCCCGTGTCTGTGTGTGTGTAGGTAGGAGAATGAGAACAAAGGAGGGGTGATTAATAGCTAGACCGCATCACATGAGCCAACAGCGGGGGAAGGTGTGTGTGTGTGTGGACATCCATCTTCAAGCCATAATACGCAGGTAATTGGAGTGATGAGGGTTATACCGTACTATAGGTACTATGCTTATGTGTGTGGAGATATGGAGGAGTAATGGCCTAGTTTAAAGAGCCAGACCCATCATCATTGTCAGTAAGTTTGATTATCTTCATTGTACCTAGCAGATGATCTAACTCTTGTTTCAATTCCTCGTCTGTTTTTTTACCTGTTACATCTTCTATCTTTGTTGTAGTTTGGTAGCCTGTTCTATCTAGTAGGGAATTGATAGCCCCAAGCTGTACTGAAGGGGTAGTTTTGTCGTTTTCTATTAGCTTACGTAACTTATCCACCGCAATTGGCACGGCTGATCCAAGTAGCTTTTTAGTAGCTGTATCTATTTGAGTAGCTAACTTGTTTTTAAGTTCATAGCCCTGTTGCTCGGCAGTCTTCTCGGAGTAACCCGCCTTGATGCAAGACTGTGTTGCGTTGCCTGTTTGACTAAAGTATTCAATGAACAGTTTTTGTTTGTCTGTAAGGTTTTGTGACATATTTGCAACATTATAAACTAAAGTTTTTTTTTATGCAATAGCTTGACAGTATTTAATTATTTATGCTAAATACTTAACTTATGTTAATTAAAAAAAAGGAGAAATAACATGAATAAAACTATGCCAACAGTAGATGAAATCATTAAGGTTTTATCTGATGAGTTAAAGCATGAAACTGTAACTGTTGTTAAAACTAATAAACCAACATTAACTGAGTATGAAGTTGAGCCAACTCTTGAGGAGGCCCAAAAAGCTGTAGGCGGTTATGTTGAGTTAATTGATCTATATGAGATTGGTGAAGGTTGTTTGTTAGTTGATGAGGATGCTAAGTTAAAAAGAAAACCTATCAACGAATTAGCTACCAAGCTATATAATAAATTGTTTAATGGTGTGATTGTAGGTGATGTTATTCATATCAAGCAAGAAAATAGGAGGGAATGGTAATGGAATTAGCATTAAAACTATTATTGTTTTTTATTGGCATGGCATTATCAATGCTAGGCATATCAACCGTATTACACTCAACTCACATGATTTTAGGTGTACTAATTTTTGTAAGTGGATTTGTAATATTATTTTCAAGTTTTAAACCAACTCATAACTAAAAAGGAGAAATAACATGGGATATACTAACTATTGGAAACAACCTTCGGATTTTACCGTAGATGAATGGTGTGCTGTTAAGAATGAGGCAGAATATTTAAAAAACGTTGGTAATAATTTTAATGTAGGTATCTACAAAGATGAAATTATTATTAATGGTAATAATGAAAGCTGTGAAAGTTTTGATCTTAAACGTCTTGCTAGAACGAAGGCTGTTTATAAAAATCAAGATTTGTCATTGCATTATTGTAAAACTAAGGAGTTGCCTTATGATCTTGCTGTTTGGCATTTATTAACTTTCTGTCAGATGATCAAAAAAGACTTTGAGTGTAGTCGTGACGGTTGGGCATGGGAGAAAAACCCACAGCCCATAGAGATTGAAAGCGATAAGCCTCTAGCTGTAAAGTTTAAATCAAATGATTATTTCGACAATAATGAATTGCCTTTTGAAAAAGTAAAATACTTTCAAATGTTTGGTGAGGACAATGAAGACGGTTCTAAAACTACATGGGTAAGATTTAAACTGAAAGAAAGTTTAAAAGGCAGAAAAGCTAACGGCTTTATAACTGCAATTGATAACGTCTTAAACATGGATCAAGTTAAAGACAATCTATTAAGAAAGTTATGGGCATAATGTCAAATAAGACAGTTATTAAAATGACTATAGCAACAGGAATTATAATGTTTCTTGTTGGTATAACTTTAGCTGTTTATGTTGAGGCCGTTTTTGGCCTCATCATAAGCGGTGGTGGTTACATTATTTTTAACAATGCAATGAAGGGAGATAAATAATGGCTGAACAAGATAATGCAATTGATTTTATACAGACTAGCAATAAAGCTAAAACGTATGAAAATAAGAAAAATCATATTATTAATTTAGAGTTAAAAAAAGAAACAATTGATATGCCAATAGAAGTTGAGCATTATGGTTGGTATTCAAGTGATTATGATTTTGGAGAAAAACATAAACCTTATAGAGATTGGATAAAAAAAGATAATGGTGTGGAATGGGATGATTATGAATGTGGTATGTTAGATCACGACACTACAATGATACAAAGATTTTGTGATCAAAATAATTATTCTATTGATTGCCATTATGATGAAAAAAGTGATGGAATATATTTAATCAAAATAAAAACACAGGAGAAATAATATGCAGGAGATGAATAAAATAGATAAGTTTGTAGGTAAAGTTCATACTAAATTTATGAATAAACCTAGAACACCAAAAGAAAATATGATTGCTGATTTACAATTTTCAGCTAATCTTATGAAGATGGCCATTTGGAATTTAAAAAGATGGTCAAATACTACTAACAAGCCTAATAAGGCATGGAAAGATATACTTAAAAAAATAGTAAAGGAGGAACAATAATGATTATTTTTAATAAAACTACAGAAGAATGGAAAACCATTTTATTAAATAATTCTGATTATTTATTGTGTTTTGTAATTGGTTTGATTTTAGGATTATTAATTTAACAATGAATGAAATTAAGGGTGTTCGTACATCATTTGGTACAATACCCTTAATTTTTTGTATTTATCTTCCAGCTTATAATATTTTTTTTTCCAATTATTTTTTAGCTTAATAGATTTAGCTTTAGATTTTTTGGCCCTATCAAGTTTAACCATATAACCTAATAACAAATTACGGCCTACGGCCTTGTCTGTTGTATTTTTTATAAGATCGCTTTTCAGACTTGGACTTCGATTTTTTATGTACACGTATTCTCTTTTTAGGTTTAGGTCTTGGATGGAATTCCTTGAAGTTCTGTTTGGCCATTTATTTTATTTTTAGCATCAATTATACTTTTTAAAGTTTCAATTTCTTTATCTTTAACAATAATATCATTATTATAAGATTTTAAAACTTTTTGCAATGCATCTAATAAAAACTTGACTTGTTGCATACCCATAAATTTGACAGCCATAAATAATTTAGTTTCTTTTGCTGTCATACGTACAGACATTTTACCATCATTTACAACACTAAAACCATGTCTTTGCATTTCTTCATCAAATTTACTGATCCAATCAATACCATCAATATTCATCATGGCATCAATTTTGTTAGCATCATATTCATTTAAAACTTGATATAATTTATTAATCATTTCTTCTCCTTTTTTAATTTCATTCATACACGGACTTTACCATTGTTAATGTTTGTTGCAATAATTCTTTTTGAGTACCCCATTTTTCGGTAAAATTTTTAGGACTATAATGGTAAGCATCTTTACCCTGCCTGTGATGTCTTGGACATAACGGTATGACTTCAAAATTACTAGCTTTGCGCCCAATACCTTTACGATCTTTTATGTGATGTAATTCAGCAGGGCTATCTGGAAAACCCATTTTGTTACAAATCAAACAACCTAGACCCGCAACTTTGTTCATGTGGTCTTTTTCTTGTTTAGTTTTTGTACTCGGCATAGTTAAAATCTTTTTTATAGAAAGTTCTACTACCTATCTTTTTAATTTTAAGTATATTTTTATTAGCAATAATCATTTCATCACCAACTTCATTGTGTGAGAATGACATAGTAAAAATATGATTGTATTTTGTTTTTTTAATTAAATACCCTTCAGTAAAACATACTTCACAAGTATCTTTACTAGCCTCTTTGATGTCTTTCCATTCGCATGATGATGCATGGTCTTCCCACCAACATTCATACTTATCTAGTTTGTAATAATACGGGTCTTTTCGTTTAATCTTTTTTGAGGCCATAATGTTTTGCTTCTTTCATTTGATTAATCATTTTGGTTTTCCATGTTTCAAAATTAATTTCAATCATTTTCTTTTCCCAATTCCATTTAGCTTCTTCACCAACAGCATCAGCCAATTCATCAATATGTTTTTTATATCTATCGTCTGATCTTGCTTCACGTTCTTGAGCATTGACACTATCCAATTTACCTGTATTGGAATTTATCATTTTTTCTTTCATAATCACAGCCAATAATATTTTACGGCCATGCTGTAGTCTTTCTAAGTTTTTCTTAGCTTTTGCATGGTTCGTACCAATTTCT